GTAATTCGTTCTCTGACATTTTTACAACGTGTATGACAGCTTCTGCATCATCTAAACTAGTTGCTGTGTATGGCACAACTAATTCATCTGCAGGCACAAACTTAGATACGACTCTACCTAGTGGTACATCGTAGTAAACTTTTTTAAAAGTAGAACCTGCAAGTGGTAAATGAAATAACATAGAATCAAACTCTTCTTCATATTCTTTCATCTGATCCATAATTAGATAGTTCATAAAATCTTTTACACGTTGTGCTTGTTGCTCAACTGGTGGTGATGATGCTCCTATAATCTGTGTTCTAACTGGACCATCACTTGGTAATAATTCTTTGTATGCTTGTGCTTGAAACTGTGTGACTGCTTCTGCTAACACTGGGTGTGTTGCACCACTAGCTCCTTGAAACGGTTCTGTTCTGTTTTCATATTTAAATCCTAAAAGATCTAGACCTGATGTGTAAGAGCTCTCCCAATCTTTTCTTGATGCTTTATAGTCCATGTAGTTTTGCACCATGTCATTACCAATCGGTTCTAAAACATCGTCAGGTAAAATATCTGCTAAGTTGTCAAAATGATTTTCTGTTCCAGGTATGTTGATTGCACCTGGTTCAAAGTCTATTGTAGCTCCACCATCTTCTTCTGGTATAACTTCTATCGGACCTTTTTCTGGTGTCTCCTCTTGAACACTAACTTCTTGTAACTCTTCCTCTGAAGGAATGTCAATCTCAGTTCTAGTGTTAGGGAGTCCTTTATCTATTTCTGCCATTTAATACTCCTATATTTTATTACCACGTTTTAATAGCCCTGACAACCCTTGTGAGTTAGGTCCTGATTCTGGTGGTGGGCCTTCATCGACTCCAGCTAATTTTGCAATGCCACCACCTGCAAAACCAGATGTTAAAGATTTTTGCAAAGGACGTATATCAAAAACTTCTCCTATTTGCTCTCTTTCTTCTGCTTTAGCACGTTCACCTTGTATAAATTTTCTATAAAAATTATCTTGAACATCAAGAAGTCTATCAGCTGCTACCAGTTTGTCTAAGTAATCTCTTTTATCTTTAGCTTCTATAAAATTTTTTATAGTTTCGGGTTTTTGAAATTCTTCAAACTCAAGAGCATCTAAAACATTTTTATCTCCTGTTCTGTATATGTCTTGTATATCCATGGCTATATCACTAGCTTCTTTTTTTCTTTTATCTCTAACATCTGGAGTACTTAAAAAAGGTTTGTCAAATTTAAAACCACCAACGCCTGGTGCCTCTCTTTCCTCTTTATCTACAGCAGCTGGATAAAGTTCTTTTGATTGCTCTACTTTTTGATCAGCTATAAATTTTCTTTGTAATAAATTACTAAGTGTTTGAACATCTTCAGTCATTCTGTCAAACATTAGTCCTTTTCCAATCTCTTGATCGGATACTCCTAAGTTTCGTAATCTTTCTACAAATAATTTTTGTGAGTCTTGTTTTAATTTTGGACCTAGTGCTGGATTTAGTAAACTGTCGGCTACAGCTTCTTTTAATGTTTTACCTTTCGTTACCATATCATAACCAACTAAACCTGCTTCTGCTCCTGCATAAAATATCATAGCTTGTGGTCCTAACAATGCTCGTAGTGATACTGCATCTTTTAATAAAGGTCCTGCTTTTAAAATTTGAGTTGCAAGAAGTTGTTCGCCTTTTTGACCTGTGCCTTTTGTTAAAATATCACCTAATTTTTTTTGACCTATTTTAAAACAATCCTCACTTCCTAAACTATAACCTATACGACCACCATCTGCTTTTCCTATCGCACATCGATCAGTTACTTGTGAAGCGAGCTCAAGAACTTTTTTTCTAATATCTAATTCTAAAGGTTTAATTTTTTTAAATGCAGCAAAGTCTTTTCCTGTTTCGACTCCAGCTTTTATTAATTTTTTTTGTAAAGCTTCATCACCCAAAACTTGTTTAGAAAATGTTCCAATTTTATCGTACGTTTCAATGCCTTTAATTGCATCTTTAATTAAATTAGATTGACCAATAGGTTTTGCTTTAAAATCATAAACATTTCCTTTTGCAGACACACCACCAAACTCTATTTGAGTAAGTCCCTCTAACTCTCTTAATAATTTAAATTTGTTTAAAAGATTTTTATCTTTTGGATTTATTTTTAATTGTCTATTAAGTTCAATTCTAGCAGCATCAAAATTAGCTTTAAATCTATTTACAGCTTGTGGAATAGGTTTTACCTTAATTAAATTTATAGGATTTTTCCCTTGTTTAACTTCTTCCAAAAATTGAAAAGGAACTACATGGTCTAATGATAAAGCTAGCTCAGGTGCTATTTCTTTCAAAGCTCTAGAAAATTTGTAATATTCTCCTAAAGATTTTATAGCTTGATTTCGTTTTGGTCCTTTTGGATAGGCTTGTCTAACTAAATCACCTATTCTTCTTTGATATATATCTTCAAAATCAGGAGCGTTTCTTATCTTTGCTAATACATCTCTCATTCTTCCTTCATCATCATAAGGAACAATAAGCGATCCTTCTCTACTGCCTCTTATTCCTGTCACCCTGTATATAACACCAACTAGATCTGACATTAATTTTTGAGTTTCTTTGCCAGATTTCATTTTAAATAATTTTTTTATTTCTTTTGCAGAAATGTTGTCTACTGTTTCTATATAATTAAACAGATCTTTTTGTTTTTGGAGAGTTCCTGTTTTTAATCTACCTTTTTCATAATTATAATTTTCATCGTGAAACTTTTGACCTTTGTTACTAATAATCCAACGTTCAACAAACGAATCTGATACGTCCGCTTTTTTAGCAATTTGACTTTTATTTAATTCTCCTAAATTTACTTCTTTTTTAATTAAATCATTTGCTTTTTCTAAATCACCCACTCTGAATCCATATCTAGCTGCTCCACCAGTTGGAACCCCAAATTGTTTTTTAATATTACCTCTTTTGACCAAAGCATTTATTGCAGAACTAATTTGATTTTTATTTAGTGAATCATCTAAACGTTGCATTTTAGTAATTATATCATCAAGACTATCGCCAGCGTTTGCTGATTTAATTAAAGCGTTTTTTAAATTTTCTCTGTTTAAAATTTTAACTCCTGTATCTGCTTTACCTGGACTTATAATATTAACAACTTTTCTGTACAAAGGTTTATCGTCTCTTTGTCTGACACCGTAATTAATAGCGTCTGATTTTAAAGGGGCATCAAAATCTAATTTTTTAAATTCTTCTTTTGTTAGAGTATCTTTCAATAATTTTTTTTGTTTTTTTGAAAGTTGAATGCCTGTTGATTCAGCATACCCCTGCCTCACGCCGCCAAAACCTGGCTCCACTAACATACCACCACCTGCTTTTTGTTGTCTAAATGCAGTTTGAAACATTTCTCTGTCTAATGCTTTTTGTGGTCTATCTACTTGATCTGCTGTTGTAACTTCATCGTTGTCAAACAAATCTATCAACTCTTGAATGTCTTTTGGTTTAAATGGTTTAAATGGATCTGGCATTACTGTCCTAACATGCCTGCAAGACCACCTGATGCAAAGTCATCTGCATCTTCAGGACCAGGTCCGTATTTTTGTTCTAAATATTCTGCCTGCTCTACTTGATCTTCGTTTATTTGTTTAACTTTATCTTTTTTCTTTTTACTGTTTACAAACTCACCTAAAGTTTGTTTTTTACCAGTAGCTACTTCTTTTAATTTTGACGTATCAGATTGTAAGTCATCAACACTTCTAACTAAATTTTCTCCATCAAATTCTATATCATAATCATCTGGTCCAGTTCTAATACCTCTTGGCTCTTTTTCTACTGCAAAAAATTCATCAGGCATTACACCCTCTTCCTCTGGTCTACCTTTTTTAAATACAAGTTCTACTGTGTCCTCACCCATGTTATTTGGTGAATTATATTCAACTCTGATTAATCCCTCATCTAAATCTTGTGTAACTTTAACATCATCAAGATTATCTATATCTAATTTGTGAACGATCTCTCTTTCCTTGGTTGCAAAATTTTTACTAACATCATCACCCTCTCGTATAACTTTATTAACTAATGCATCAAACCATTCTGGTTTACCTTTAACTGGTGCAGTTATAATTTTTTCACCTGCCCCTGTTACTGCTTTTTTTCCACCGAATCCTATCATCCCTGTTTTAAGTGCAGCAGCTCCTCCTATCCCTGCACCCAGAGCTTTTAAGAAAGCACGTCTACCCATTTTAAATCCTGCACGACCACCTGTTGCTAAATCCTCTGGATCTTCTATTT